GAGTGCCTGTTTTCTTCGTCTGAGTAATAACTGAATCTTGTCCATACTTCTTACCTAGTGACTTAACTGCTTTCTTGAATGCTCTCTTACCCTTTTTACCAGAAGTGACAACGTGACTACGTTCTTTGACCTTAGTTTCTTTACCAGTCTTTTCATCTTTCTCATCATATCTACCAGTAACTTTTGTAGCACCAGGTAGTCCCTTACCCCTAATATCTTTATCTAACTGTTTTGCTCTTGCTTTATTCTCTGCCTTTGATTTATCACCACGACTTCCAGAAAGGATTGCCATACCTCCTTTATCAGACTTGGATTTAATTCTACTTAGACTACTTTCGTCAAGAAATTCCTTAAAAGTCTTCATTATCGGTGACACTATTATAAGAGTATTTATTCTCTTCAATCCTTAACTGAATCCCATAATGTGATAAAAGAGCAATCTTTGTATCAGTAATCTCCTTACTATAAAAAATAAGAGGTTGCTTGGTACAGTCTCCACTCATGTGTTTGTATTGATTTACGAATAATTATTTACTCATTTAATCATCTCTTTAGAAATTAAGCTACCAACTCCATAAATTCACCAAGAACTTTTTTGTTCAACTTCTTAGTCTTAAGAGACTTAACAAATGCTCTTTTGATTTGTGCTTTTGTTGCTTCATCATCCACATCAAACTCAGAATCTTGAGCAAGTGCAGAAGAAGAGATACCAAAGTATGCATCATAACCAGAATTAGTGATAGTGCAACTTCTATTCTTCTTCCAATCACTCATCATTTTATCATCATATGGGTGATAATGACCAATGAAATACCTTGCATCACGACCTTCAAGAACCCGAATCCCAATAAAGTTGGTAGAAGGGAATCTGTCTTTAAGATTTCTCAAGAGAGCATCAGTAAATCTAAAATACCCATTAGGAAGTTTATAAGTCTTACCAAGTTTACGATCTCTTAAGAAAGAACGGTCACCATGACAAGAAGAACATCCTAAGAACTCTTCTTCTTCCCAATGACGTTGAACAAGATTATTATAATTAAGTTGAGAACCTTCACCATCAGTAAGAATAATACACTGAACCTTTTCAACACCATGCTTTGTTTGAAATTCTGGAATGATTTGATGAAGTGCAACTAGTGACTCATTCAATGGAGTTCCAGAAAGAACTAACTCAGGTGGATGAGTATAAACAGTACGATTCTTAAATACATAAGCAGTTCTCCAGATGTTAATCATCTGATTCTCTAGTGTCTTAGCATTTGTTTCACCACTAAAGAAGTGTAACAAATTAAACTCACACTCTACATGGAGGAATCCTTCCTTTCTTTCACAATGTTGAATCTTTTTTGTTTTTAACCTATCATAATAATCTAAACTACTTAATTGAACTCTATTTCTATACTCACTTGTAAATGCATATACATCAAAAGGAATCTGAACTTTCTTACAGAACCATATTAGATTATAAAGTTGCTTCAAGGTATCTTGAAGAACATGCTGCATAGAACCAGACCAATCTAATATAAAGATTAGACCATGATTCTTACCATCAGGAAGAACAGTTATCTTTTTGAATAAGTCTTCATTATACTTATAGGTATGAAGATTTCTTGTATCTAGAACCCCAGTTCTAGCAGTAGAAGCACGAGCATAAGCAGAAGCAGACTTGCGGCACTCAAACTCTTTAACAAGGTAAGAAACCTCTTTCTGGGCATCTCGTTTAAATTTAACATACTCACTGTCAGGTAATTGGAAAGTAGTATCAGGATAAAGGTATTTTAAATCTTCAGGAACTGCACCTCTTTCTGCTCTCTTTTCATCATAAGCAATTGAACACTCCTCAAACCACTTATCTGCTATCTCATGAACTTTTTCATTTGATACTATAACACTATCAAGATTAAGTTTAGGAACTTCTACATATACATTTTCTACTGTTGCATTATCAGTAAGGTCTTTTAACTTACCCATCAATGTATCTGCTGTTAGAACTTCAGGTACATGTGAAGATTCAACTTCAGAATCTACAGAAGAACTAGTATCATCCACGCTAGTATCATTATCAGCACTATCGATCCCACCTTCCACAGGAGCATCGCCACTAGTGTCAGGAAGGGAAGAAGTACTATCGCCAGCATCGTCAGGACTGCTATCCCCAGTACCTTCAAGATTATTGAAGAAATCTGACTGAATACCCGCTTCTTCTTTAGTAATCTGATCCTGCGTTTCCTGCTCTTCTCTGCAGTAATTATATAACGCTTCTGCTGCTGTGATGGTGTCAGTAAAGGTCTCGGCATTTTGAATTAAAGTGATAATCTCCTTTTCAGCATCTGAAAAAGATAGGTCAAGGAACGAACCAATCTTAAAATATAAATTAGCCCTATCAGCAAGATTGAAATTAGAAATATCTTGACCATCTAATTCAAAGAAATCTTGCTCGTGAAGTTCATTATATCCTCTATAGAAACTTTTGGCAATACCCATATACTTACGCTTCATCAATTTCTCAATTCTTGCATCCTCACATACGTTTAAAAACTGATGAGGAACACTCTTTGGAGGGTCTTCATTAGGTGTAAAGAGTGCATGTCCTACCTCATGTCCTACAAGCATATCATATACATAGTTGCTTGCCTTCTCCCAGATAGGAAGAATCAATACACGAGAATCTACATTAAACTGTGCTGTCTCAACATGCTTATGCTCTACTACGATATCTTCAGTAGCAAGCAACTTTGCTAGTTGTGACTTGATTTCTTGCTGAACTGCCATCTTTGTTTTCGTTTGATGTACCTATCATACACGAAAACCTCCCTTGAGAGGAGGTCTGTAGACACTTTATCAAGTGTCTCCTTCTTGCTTTGGCACTTCGTAGTGCCTGTGGTTTCAACTTTCTTTTCGGGGGTTTGCCCGAATTATGTTGCCAGTTCGGGGTAGAGTTGCTCAATGTCCTTCCTGTAAAGAGACTTAATATTATCTATAAGTTTAGCACTCCTCTTGACCTTTTTGGATTCATCAGTTGGCAATTTCTCAACTGGCATATCTTTTCTCATTTTAATATCCACCCCAACTATATCACTCAACCACTCTCCAAACTCATCTTCAAACATATCTTCAAACTTCCAAATATGGGTCTTCTCTGAAATGAAATCTATTTGAGGTCTAAACCAATTGACTGATTCAGTTGATGGGAAATTTTGCAGCATAGAAGAAAACATCATTGGGTCTTCCAATAGCTCTTCAATATTATCACCATATAATTCAGATAGAAAAATGGAACATGATATGAATCTATCAATAGGATTTCTTACAACAGTTATATGAGGAATATCTTTAACATCCAAATACTTTTCATAGTATTCTCTGTGAAAGTGTGCAAGTTCTACTCCATCAATACTCTTATACTGCCTATCTATCTCTACATCATCATCCCAAACAAAATCATTACCTTTCATAAGGTTTTGCTCTATAAATCTTCCAGCAGTTCTAGGGATATGAACAAATAGGAATCTCTTACCCGTAGGTTGATGTTTAAAAGTGGACATTATGCCTCAATGCTACTGAATCCTTTTACTTTTTCAAACCTTATATGATTTTCAAACTTATCTTCCATACCAGTCTTATGGGATATAACAAAGATATTAGCATCTTTGATAACATACCTAATAATCTTAAGAAACTCCTCTGTGCCAAACCCATCCAATGATGAATCAAATACTTCATCCATAATAAGAAGATTGGTATTTACTGAATTCTTAAACCGTGCTACTTCCCTCCAAGTAAAGAGAAGTGCTAGGTCAATACGCATCTTCTCCCCTTCACTAAAGGAAGCATATGAAAAATCTTCGTGGATAGGAGATTGTACAGTCTCGTTGAACTCCTCATCCAATGTAAAGTTAATATAGAAATCCATCATCTGAAGATACCTATTAACCTGCTGGTTAATTAACGGTAGGTACTTCTTAATGATTTTGGCTTTAACACCACCATCTCTAAGTAACCCATATGAAAAATCATAGTAAGTAATAGTCTCTTTCTTACTAATTAAATCCTCATATGTAGTTTGTAAATTTTCTCTAAAGGTTGCTAACTTCTCATGCTCAGTATTTCTGTTTGCAAGTTGTTCGGTAATTCTTTGAATCTCCGATTCCAAATCTCTGACTTGTCGTTGACACCCAGAGATACGAGTATTGTTTTTAGAAATGCCATGCGTTAGTTTAGTAATCTCCTTTGATAGAATGGTGAATTGATGCTCTCGCTCTTCTTCGTTTTTAATTGCTTCTTCCAGTTCTTTATAACCAGATTGCAACTCTTTTGCTTTAGTTTGAGCATCGTTAATTTTATTTATTCTGAAGGACTCATCAATATGCTGAGTACAGGTAGGACAAACCGTATTCTCAGTGAAGAACTTATGTTCTTTAGTAATCGTTGTTACTTTTTGTGAAATTTTACCTTTCAAACCACCAAGTTTTCTTAACTTTTCGGTAGCACCTGTTACTATTTCTTGTTGTTTTGTTAAATCAAATACATCATTTTCTATTGCTTCATTTTCTTTAACATAATTATCTGCTTCTTCAAACAAAGCACTAATTCTACTATTCTTATCTTCTATATTCTCTTTACTTTGCTGTTCCAATTCTCCTATAAAGTTCTCTTGCATAGAAACTTTATCAGTAAGAGATTCTTTCTTAAGTTCAAGAGTCTTAATATCTTCTCTAACTATTCTTATCTTATCTTTGATCAAATTATTCATTGAAGAAAAGATTTTAATATCAAGCAAGTCTTCAATAACTTCTCTTCTATTAGATGCTGTCAATTGCATGAAAGGTACAAAAGTACTTGAACCCAGTATAACAATCTGAGTAAAAGACTTATAATTCATCTTCAGAACATTCTGCTCTAACCACTTCTGCTGGTCATTAGCAGAAGCAAATTGATTCATTACAGTTCCATCTTTCCATATCTCAAACAAATTTGGTTTAATACCTCTCACTACCTTCCAAGAAGTTCCTGATAGAGTAAAATCAACCTCTACCCTACAATCTTTTTCATTAGTAGTATTAATTAACTGCCCCTTACTGATTTTACGAAATGGTTTATTGAATAAACTAAAAGTCAATGCATCCAATACAGTACTCTTTCCAGCACCATTTGTTCCAACAATCAAAGTTGTTGAATATCCATTTAGTTTTACTTCTGTATATTGATTACCAGTTGATAAAAAGTTCTTCCAGCGTATTGTTTCAAATAAGATCATGATTTTTTTCAGGAGGTATTACAATGTCATTAGGAGTGATAACTGTATACTTATAATTGTGAGATTGACAGGTTTGAATCATTATTTCATCATCAACCTCTAGTACATGCATTTCAGGATACTCTCTTTCTTCTTCTAACATCATTGCAAATCGAATAGCATCGTCTTCTTGTTCAAACAAATAAAGAGTTTGCTCTCCATCATCATCAATAACCGAATAAGCACCTTCTCCTTCCCTGCCTTGCATGGTGAGTATGTACATCTTAGACCATCTCACATGCCTCTTGATACGTTTCTTGTATCATCTTTTGAATACGAGATTTATCAAGACTTACTTCTGATTCTTCAATATATCGATTGAGAATAGAAAGCGTATCTTCTGATTCATATCCTTCAGTTTCACTATCATATAGGTTATTAAAATCAAAATTCTCTACAATCTTAAGTTCCGCAACTCCAGACTTATACAATTTATCAATAAAGTTTTCAAACTTACCTAAATCAGTTTTCTTCTGAACAATTACTTTTACAATCTTATCTTCATAGTTCCTCGTATCAAATGTTTGATGATTAGTATCCTCATAATAAATCTTATGGAATAACTGATATGGATTATTAACAGGTGTATGTTCTAAAGTTTCTGTATCAAATAGATGGAACCCTCTTGTATCACCACAATCATTCCAGAACATCTCATAAGGATTTCCTAGATAAAATACCTTTTCATTATCAGACCTAGTATGATAATGTCCCGAAAATGTTTTCTCAAACTTACCAAAGATATTCATATCTGTTCCATGCTCCATCACATATCCCCGATGGATTCTAAATCCTTTCAACTCAAGATGTCCCATACAAACAGGAGAACTTGACTTCTTAATCATTGATAGTGTCTGTTCTTCATTCTCTTTGTTTATCCAAGGTACAAGAAGGACACTTAAATTACCTAAAGTTATTGGTCTAGTTTCTGAATATATTTTTACATTATCATACTCTCTAAGTAGCAAATCAATAGCGTTTACTTCATTAGTATTCTTATAATATGCTGTATGATTACCAACAATAGTATGGACAGTGATGCCCATTTGCTTCAATCTATCAAAGTAATGATCCTTTGCCCATGACAATGCAGCAAAATCAATTCCCTTTCTACTATCAAAGGTATCACCCATATCAACTATGGTATCAATACCTTCCTTCTCAAGAGTAGGAAAGAAAACATCATTATAAAACTTTAGGAAATAATCGTGAAAAAGTTTAGAGTTTTTACGACACCCAAAGTGTTGGTCTGTAATAATTGCTATCTTCATTAATTACGAAGTTTTGAATGCACAGCATCTTTGATTGAATTATAGTCCGAATGTGTGGTTCCGTCAATCTGATTACTGTCATCAAATACTTCTGAGTATCCTGACTTCTCTAGAATCTTGTTTTTAATTTCTAATTGGCGTTTCTCTCTTTGTATCCTACGGAGAAATGCATAATGTATTATCTGTGTAAAGTATGCAAATGGATTCTGGGATTTCTCTGGATTAAAATTGTGTATGTACTGAACACAGTTTTCTATACCATCAGAAATCATATCCTCTTTGAACATGTAGTTAACAAAGTTTGGTTTAAATGATAAATGATTTGCAATCTTTAAGAAACACTCACCGATGTACCTTGGTATAACTGGTTTAGTTTTATCTTGCAATCTTGCAATCTCTACATTTTCACGATACGTGATAAGTGCAGCAAGGAATTCCTTGTTGTTTACATAATGCTCAGATCTTTTTCGTCTAGCCATAGTCTTACCTGGTTGTATCGCCATAAGTCTTTGTCACTACTATGTATTAGTATAGCATTTATAATGGGACTTGACAAGTTATTAAAACATGAGTATGATAACTTTGTCGAAGTTCAGGAAAAGTACTAGCTCTTATTAGTCTTATTATCTTTATAGATTTTTTCTAGAATTTCTTTAGCATCATGTACATTAGATATATAACCCATTCTTCTACTCATTTTTGATTGATTATTATTTTCCTTTTCAGTATCTCTAACAAAATTTTGATACATCATTATCATTTGAATATCTGATGATTCTGATAATGTTAATACATCATCTAGATTAATTATAAACATATCCTCACGAGTTGTTTTTAACCAAGGTTCTACTTTATATCCAACTAGACCTGATTTTCCTTTCATTTCACATATAGTAATAGGATTATGAATGATCAACATAGTTCTATCTTCTTCTTCCGAGGCGGCAACCTTAGCGTATATCTCTTCACCTGATTTAAATTTTATTGTTGCATAGAAGTCTTCTTCGATTGACATAATTTTATTTCCCTTTTAATTGTATTGTAATTATTTCATAATTAAATTTTTCTTCATTGTAAATCTTAATTCTTTCAATAAAGTGATTTAATGTATAGTTTCTTTTTGTAGTAGTTGAACAATCATCTGCTATATCATACAGTATTGCTTTTACTTTGTCCTTTCCTTTTCTAAGAACTCGTCCAATACTTTGCAAGTTGCGGATGCGTGATTTGCTTGGAGAAGCAAAGATAACATTATGGAGGTTTTTAATATTGATACCAGTTGAGAATGTACCATAGGAAGCAACTATAATGGCGTTGTTTTCTTTTTCAGTAATTTCTCTTACCTGTTCTCTCTCTTGAGCATCAACTCCACCGTGAACAAAGAATAATTGACGATTAGTTGTCTTACTTTTATTTATTAAATCATAAAGCACCTTACCATGTGCTTCTACTCTACTATAAAGAATAAGTGTATTACCCTTTAAATCTAGAGTCAAATTCTTTATGAAATTATTTCTTTGCTCATGACTTATCAAGTATTCAATCTCATCTGGATACGTTTCAAATTTCTTAGGAGGGTGCTTTAATACAAGACACTGGATATCTAATTGAGAAAGATGTCCTTGCTTCATCAATTCATCTGTTTTTGTTACTTTGTATGACGGACCAAACAACCCCTCTAAGACCCATTTATGCGTCTGTGTGCCATCTAAAGTACCAGTGAAACCAAATCTATACTTAGCATGATGTAACTTAGTCATTATAGATACTAATGACTTCGACTTAAATAGGTGTGCTTCATCTCCTATAACTACATTATAATCTTCAAAGAATGATCTTTCTAGTTTATATACTGACTGCCAAGTAGTAATTGTAACTGGCATCTCATTTGTTTTTTCTTTCCCTGCGTATATCTTGTGGCAATATGACTCAGCATCCCAACCGTAATCAAAGAAGTCCTTATACATCTGTTCTACGAGTGATGTCGTGGGAACAACTAAGAGAATTTTTTGTCCTTTCTCAACGTAATATCTTACAAGAGAATAGATCATCAACGATTTGCCTGAAGCAGTGGGTGATATCAATAGCTTTCTATTATGTCTTAAGGCATCGTATACTCCCTCAATTTGGTACTTCCTGGGTTGATGATTGCAAATAGAACTCATATAATCTTTCACACCAGCATATGATATTCCCTCATTAACTTCAAAGGGAGTACCATAGTATTCATTATCTGCGAACTTATATGTGTAATCGTGCCTTTCGCAGAATGCAATAATTTTATCTAACAGTCCTACATATATCTTCTTTGACCTCATATCGAATAGGTGGATTTCTCCATTCCAATTCCTATTACGATATTGAGGCATAAACTTTGCACCCTCTACCTCAAAGGTAAAGTGGTCTCTCAACTCATATTCAATATGAGGTTCTGAATCAATTTTTAAAAATACTTCGTTAGACTTGGATATAACGACGTTAGCACTAGTGTCAATCACTTAACCCATGCGTCTATGGGTATTTATGAAGTTATGTCAAGCCCCCCTTAACCTAGTCCAGAATTGAATCTCATGAACTCAATTGCGTTCTTAATTTGGAATGTTCTGTTCTGTATAACCTTAAGAATACTTTCTAAGTAAACTAACATCGTATCATAGTAATCTATCTTTAATGATGTAGTTGAAAGTTTCTCATCTGCATCAAGATACTTTTGCATAGTATCCTTATCCCTTATCTTTTTTGGGAAGGGATTTTCTACATATACTTCTGGGTCTGCTTTCCCACTAAAGTACTCATACCGTTCATGACGGATGTTTTTTCTTTGTTGTTCTGCTTTCTTTCTCAGTAGAAAGATTGTATTATATAATTCAAAATACTTCGCATGAAGAGAGGGGACGTTCAATGATTCTTCGTGTAGATTATCTCTATCCATCTTTGCATCTTTTTCCCACATCTCTTGAAGTTTATCAAGAGTCACACTCATAAAAGTTTTCCTTCCAAATTAGTTATCTTGTATATAGTATACTTGAAACTCACCTCTGCTGTAAAGTACTCGATATCTGTATCAGTTGCATCGAAAGTGACAGTTGAAAGAGAATAAGGGAAGAGGTCATCAAATAGTACCTGAAATTTGGGAACAAGATTGTTACTTAAAATTTGGAGAGTTCCATCAGAATATACATCCTGTCTTTTATTTCCAAAAGTTTGTTTTATATATGCCTTATCTTCTAACTCAGAATATTGTGATATAGCCTCTGGATAACCCAACCCACGAATCCAATTCTGTATCTCCATATAATTTGTTAGGTCTTCATCAACCATAAACCTTAAACTCAAATCACCAAATTCTATTTTATCTCCAGGTAATGGAATGTTTCTTAAATAGGTTGGTTGTTCAGCAATTGATAAACTCATATCAGGGATATTTGCTTCATTGCAGAAATAAGCAACACCAGGACTCCTTTTCAATGAGAATTTAAACCCAATTGGTGATAGAAAATTTCTATTACCAATAGGAGTTCCTGGTCTTGGTTGTGGGTCAGTTTTTATCGCCATTAGTCATCTCTAGACATTTGTTCTTCTAATTTTTCTTTAGCAGCTTTAACTCCAGCAAGTCTTACTTCTAAAGCATCTTCAAAACGTTGAAGTAGTTTTAATTTAAACTCTTTACGATTTCTCATAATTAACTGATTCCATGTCTCTTAAGTGTATCTTGAATGATAGCAATAGTTGAACCCATTGAACTTTGGTTCGAGTCCAATTGTGTAAGAGCAGATTGATTCTGTTTGATTATATTATCATATTCTTGCTGAATGTTATCTTCAGCATCATTTCTTGCATGATATTGTTCAACTTGTGTTTCAAGAGCTTTAACTTTCTTTTGAAGTTGACTAATTAAATATGCTACATCTTCTGGAGGATCTCCAAGAACTCCCTTAACTTGATGAAGGTAATCATCATCTTTATAAACAAGAGGAGCAATAGAATCACTTTCTATTGAAGTAACTTGCTCTTTTAATACTGTAAGGTCAATATTATCAACTTCAGCATCACCGAATTGATTCTTTTGTACTGTAAATACTTCAGGTGTTTCAGGGGTTTTTGCCATAATACATTTTTAGACTACTTATATTTAGACAAAAAAAAGACCCTCCCGAAGGAGAGTCTCTTGAGAAATATAAGCGTCTCGCTTACATAAGGTTCTTAACAGCAACACGCCTGTAGTAGCGGTTTGTGTTAACTTTGAGTTGACCAAGACCTTGATCAAGTCCTTCGGCAAATGGGTTCGCAACGATTCCGTAACGAGTCTTAAAGCCGATTTTTGGCTGGAATGAATTCTCTCCAACTGCACGAACCATCTGTAGAGGAACGTATGGGCAGTAGAACAGACCAGCATCATAAGGAGATGAACCCTTATAACCAACAACATAGTACTGGTTACCACCTGTAGGTGAACCATTACTTGGTGTAAGGTTAGCAGAATATGGGTCGATGTATACTCTGTACTTACCTTGTAATGTACCAGCAAATGTATTACCAGTATCATCAACGTTAAGGTTAGCGTTAAGAGCAGGGGTGTAGTCAAGTACACCAGCCATTGTTAGTGCAGAAGCAACGTCAGCAGAACAAAGGATGATGTTACCCTTTCCACGACGAGTTCTCTGTGCGATAGCGTTGGCATCTCTTTCCATCTGGAATAGAAGTCCTTTGAACTTCTCAACAGACCATCTACCGTTTGAGTCGATGTCTAAGTCGAATGTACCAGCGTTAGCAACGTTTTGTGTAGCACCTTGTTCAGCAACCTTGTAGATAGTTCTGATAACTTCTCTGTTAATCTCAGCAAGTATCTCAGTACTAAGGATGTTAGCAAGTTCTGCCTCTGCATTAAGACCATGAATCGCCTTAAGGTCTTGAGCAAGCTCTAATGAGTACTCAGCCTTGAGGGCTCTTGACTTAGCAGTAACGGTGACCTTCTCGATTGAGAATGCCATCTGGTTGAACGCTCTGGTTCCTGTACCGTCAAGCTTTTCAGCGTTGTCAGTACGCATACCTTCACCTACGTTATAAGCAGTAGATGATGCGGTTGCAACAGGGTTAAGAACAGCAGGGTTAGATCCAGCTTGAACTGTAGTACCTAAACCAGCAGCTACGTCAGCAGCTCCTTGTAAACGAGTGAAACTGTTATCTTGTCCAGAGAATGCTGAATTTGCTTCGTTATAGAATGCTTCTGTACCACCTTGGTTGGTGTAACGAGAACGCATTGCGAAGATAAGTCCAGTAGGACCAGACATTGGTTGAACACCAGCAAGGTCATAAGCGACCAAGTTTGGCATTGCTCTTCTAATCAAAGAGATTAGAACAGGGTCGAAACCAGCAGTAGGACCAGCAGCAGCAGCAGTGCCACTGAAACCTGGATTAGCACCAGAGTTGGTATTGTTTGTTGGTTGCTCAGTAAGCATTGAAGTACCACCTTCAAATGCTTGCTGCTCTCTTAAAAATTTTTCTTGGTTTTCTAACAGGACTGCGGTTACGCTTCTACGATGTGAATCCTTAATAGGATCAATACCATCGTAATCTAGAAGTGGGGCCCACTTTTCCTGCAGTTGTTCTGAATGGAACATTTGCTTGTTAAATTAAAAGGTTATGTTTGATTAATAATATTAAATTCAATTATTTTGCTAAACCACGGAGAGTGTTTAGATATCCAGCCATTGAGTTTGATACGTCTGCAGGTGCAGCATTATCTACTCCTTCTGATAAGTTCTCTGATTTAGCCCTTGGTGACTTTCCATTTGAAGGGAAATATGATTCCTTCAAAGTCTCCAACTTCTCACGATATTCTGATTCACTTTCAAACTCTACACTTTCGGAAAGTGAGGCGAGCTTCTCTTTCTGAGTGTCAGCAAGACCCTCGGAAACGGTATCGAAGATTCCATCTGCAGTAGACTCAGCGAGTCTTTTAGTTAGGGAAACATTCTTCTCAATTTGCTCATTGAGTTTGGACTCCATATCATCTAGTTTTTCTACCATGCTTTCTAGCACATCATATTTTTCTTCAGGGATAGTTACATAATGTTCTTCAAAAAGACTCTTAAGACCAGTCATAAAGGACTCAGTAAGTTCTTCCTTAAGACCGCCCTCTACTGCAAGTTGGTTCTCAGTGAACCACTCGTCAGCAACATACTCAAGATAGCTATCGGTACGCTCATTAAGAGCAACTTTGATAGTCTCAACTTCTTCGAGAAGTTTTGCTTCGTATTCAGCATCTAGTACTTCTTTAATCTGTACTACTTTGCCTTTTACTGCAGCTTCAAGGATAGTTTTTGCTTTTTCCCTGAACTCCTCAGAAAGCTTTTCACCTTCTATAAGAGCAGCAACATCTTCATCGATGCTAATCTCTGTATATGCAGGTGCTTCTGCTACTGTTTTTTCTTCAGTAGTTTCTTCTTCAGATACAACTTCTTCTGTTGCTGCTGGCTCTTCTGCCACAACTTCATTAGTAGTTGTCTCTTCTTCTTCAATTACAGGAGAATCGGTTTCTTCCTCTTCTTTTACACCCTTCATAGGTTCTGCTGGCTTAGCACCTTTATTAACTACATCTCTTACTTGCTTAAGAGTTCCACCAGGAGTCTTCAGCTTTGCTGAATCGTCATCTGGTTTGTAGTTATCTGGGGTAGGTCCACCGAGATCTTCTACATTTGTAGAAAGACCTTCGCCTGGATTCTTTAGCTTTTCCATTGGGGCTGCTGGTGCTGCATTAGCATTTACAGCTGTTTTGGATTGCTTCGTGCCTACTTCCATTTCTTGTAAGTCGTTGCCACTAGACATTTGGGTAATCTCCGATTCTTCTGTAATTTAAAAATCTATATTTATTTATAATAAACAAGTTTACAATGAGTTAATAAACTCATTGAAGAGACTAAGTTTATGCTCTTCAAGTGCTTTTTGAGCTGCTAAAGCATTAATTTTATTCTTAGTTTCTGTTGCGATTTGTTCTCGGAAACTATTTCCTTCCCAAACCCATTCCTTTCCTTCCATAATTCCCTCAACAAATGCATCGGGAGCAGAAGGGTCAGCAACTATATCTGCTGCTGTTGCTAACATAAAGTCTTCGCCAACAACATTAAATCCTTCTTTAGTAGGTTTCAAAGAACCAATACCACGAGAGGATACGCCAAGTTTAACACCTTCACCAATAAGAGACTTGGCAATAGAACCCATTGGTGTATCAAGGATTTTTGCCTTTCCTATAAAATTAGAACCACTTTCTCTAAGTGAAACAATTTTATGAGAAACTCTATCAAGGTTAACAGTTGGACCATCAGGATGACCTAATTCTCCAAGTGCTCTACCAGACGAAACATTTGATTCATTATAACGATTAACCTCTTTACGAAGAGTATCCATTGGGTACATTCTACCATTACGGTTTTTGATATTACCCTGTAAGAAAATACCTTCAATATAAAGGTTTTGCTTACCAGATTTTAATTTTTCTGTAATGAATTTTACTGATTCAATTTCTTCTCTAATGAGTTTCATTGTATCCCCTATCGTTAAAAGATCATTTATTTTAGTTATTTATAGAATTAACCCTGTTCGGCCGCTGGTTCTTCAGCAGTCTCAGGAGAATCAAAGGTTTGTTTTGCCACATCAGGTCGAGTAGCATCAACTTTTTCTGCAGTTTTTGAGAAAAGAATATCTTTAATCTTATCACTGACACTCGAAGGTGATTCGTCAGAAATAATCATATCCATTAAATCATTAGTAATTTCAGGCATGGTAAATTAATAATAAATGTGAACTATAGTATTTATGTATTGTAAAATGAAGACTCTAAAACCATCGCATATAAAATACTTTTTATTGCTTTGATATGAGCAGAAGGTTCTTGATGACTGGGTGGTCTATCACCAGATAACGGTCTATTTTGTTCATAAAATTCTACTGCATTATATAATAATTTAATATCATCTTCTTTAAATTTGACATTAAATGTATTTTGATTACTCCTATCTGGAGGAATAGGCACTAGATTTCTCCACCTTTAGGTTGAACTTTAGGATCTATTGCCTCCCCTTCTAAATCAGGTTCCATAACAGGAACTCCACCATCCATACTCGAAGCTGTTGCAGGAACTGCATCTAAAGGAAGACCTGTTTCAGGATCAACAGTCATAGGATCAACTATAACACCATCCTTAATTTCCTGCTTCATAAGTTTATCCTGCTCAAGGATTTCCTCATCAGTCTGATGTAAAATCTTTCTTCTTACATAATCTTGAGAGAAGTACCTTCCAATATAAGGTTCTGCAGTAGCAGCACTATTCAATCTCTCGTTGAATAATTCTGATTCTTTTAATTCTGAGAAATGATTGTCATATAAGAAGTCATATTGTATATGCTCCGACATTACTTCCCAATCTTCAGGAGTAATTACATTCTTCAGGAGTAATTGGGTCTTCAACATGTCATTAAACATATTGGAGAATCTCTTTCTTAAACGACCAACAAACTTGGTAAATTTAAGTTCGTCTCTCAATATCTCTGAGGATCTTCCCAGATTAAATCCTCCTTCTCCGTCCATTCTTGATGGGGGTACATTGAGCGACCTATATAATTTCTTTTTGAAGTACTCAATATCCGTG